ACAAGACAGGAGATGTCGAAGCAATAGAAGCAATCAAAGCGTCTATGACACAAGAAGCGTTTTACGGATACCTCAAAGGGAATGTCTTGAAATATGTGTGGAGATTCGAGAAAAAGAATCGTCTCGAAGATTTAAAGAAAGCAAATTGGTACTTAACACGACTCACAAATGAATATCAAGCAAATAGCGTTCAAGGGCTTTAACGCACAAGAGACAACGAAGAAACAAATCTACTTGCATCACACGGCAGGTGGTGCAGATGCAACGTCGACTTTTCAGTTTTGGGAATCAGACCCATTGAATGTAGGTACTTGTGTCGCTATCTCTCGTGATGGTCAAATCGTACAAGGGTTTGACTCGAAGTTTTGGGCGTATAACTTAGGTCTCAAGTCGTCGCATTTCTTAGGGTTGCCTTATAAGAATCTAGACAAGTCGTCTATTGGTATCGAAATTTGTAATTGGGGGTACTTGGTTCAAAAAGGTACGAAGTTCTATAACTATGTCGGCAAAGAGGTCAAAGACGTGTGCAAACTTGAGACACCTTACAAGGGCTATCAATACTTTGAGAACTACACAACAAAACAAATCGAAAGCGTGAGAGAGTTGCTCTTGTTATGGCGTGACAAATACGCAATCGACTTGACTTATCACGAAGATATCTGGCAAGTGACGAAGAGAGCATTGAGTGGCAAGAATGGTCTCTATACTCACAACTCTGTACGCAAAGACAAGATAGATGTCTATCCACATCCACAACTTATAGAGATGCTCAATGACCTTTGATGAGTTTTTGAATGGATTAGGTGACCGCGCAGATTCTTTTGTCACCAAAGGTGATAGCGAGTTGAATGAAATCATCGCTACTTTTTGGAACAAAGTAACGGAGCAATTACAAGAGCAACTTGATAAGCCAAAGCGAAGAGGGAAGTTCACATACGACTCGAACGCGAGTGGTAAGTTGAGGCAATCTATCAAACCTCTTGAGACTACAAGAACGCCTACGTCTTTGACAATGCGTCTAGGAATGGAAGACTATGCAGAGTATGTCGACGGAGGTCGTCGTCGAGGCAAACGCCCACCTGTGCAAGCGATAGAGCAATGGCTCATCGACAAAGGTATACAAGTGCGAGCGTCAAAGAACGAAGATTTAGACACCGCTAGACGCAACAAAGCGCAAGCAATAGCAAACGCGATAGGTCGTCGTGGCATTAAACCTACAAAATTCATACGCAACGTATGGAATCAACAACTTCTAGACGGCATTTCGACAGAACTTGCTACCAAACTAGGAGACAGAATCTTCTCGATAGATATAAAATAATTTTCTATTTGCTTTGCATAGTGAAACATTTGTTGTACTTTTGTGACGTATGACAAACATAGAGCAAATTCAAGAAGAGTTAAAACACAAACACTATCACGGTCTTCAAAAGACTATTCACGAGAGAACAGGTCTTTCTCTCCCTACTATTCGTAAGTATTTAAAAGGTGACGTGTATCACCCTACGGCTGTAAAAGTATTCAAGACAGCAAAAGAAATCATTGAACAAATCGAAAACTAATATGAACAAAAGTGAATCTATCAAGAACATTGGGCTTGCGTTGTGCAAGTTTCAAGCAACAATCGGCAAGGTGTCGAAAGAAGCAAACAACCCATTTTTCAAATCAAAGTATGCGTCACTAGCGAACATACTTGACACTATTCAAAAGCCATTGAGTGAGTGCGGTCTAGCGTTCGCTCAACTGCCAGACGATGACGCTTTGACTACTCTCTTAATACATAGCGAGAGTGGTGAGTGGCTTGAAGCGTCGTACAAGATGCCTGTCGCAAAACAAAACGACCCTCAAGCAATGGGAAGCGCAATCACGTACGCACGTCGCTACGCTCTAGGTGCAATCTTAGGTCTCAACATCGACGACGATGACGACGGAGAGAAAGCAATGGGTCGCGCACCTCAAAAAGAAACTCTCACTCCTAAGCATCCTAATTGGGCGAAAGCGTTAGAACACATTCAACGTGGCGGTAAAATTAGCGACATCACTCAAAAGTACACATTGAGCGAAGTTGACTACAAATTGTTGTCTAGTGTAAAATGAATGATTGAGCATGGTTACGACTACACAAAGTGAAGAGCAATGGCTTGAGTTGAGACGAACGCGTTTCACGGCTTCACAAATACACAAATTGATGGGTACTCCGAGAAACAAATCGGAGTACTTGAGCGAGACTGCAAAGACTTTCATCTACGAAAAAGGCGCAGAGATTCTCACAAACCAACGAAACGAAATCTATGGTCGCGCTCTTGATTGGGGCAAAGAACACGAGAAGCAAGCGTATGAAGCGTTTGACCCTTTCAATTCTCTCGCTACTTACTACGGAGGTGAGACTTTCGTCTTCATCGAATATGGTGACTTTGGAGGTTATTCGCCCGACGCTTTAGGTGATGACTTTATCGTTGAGATTAAATGTCCATTCAATAGCGGTATTCATCTACGCAACTTCTCAATCAAAACAAACGAAGACTTGAAGTCTCAACATAGCGAGTACTATTGGCAAGTACAAATGGGTATGATTGCTAGTGCTTGTGAGAATGCGTTCTTTGTTTCGTATGACCCTAGAATGCCAGACTCACACAAGAAGCACGTAGTGAATATCACGCTTGACGACGTAAAAGACTTGATTGATGAGAAGTTATACTACGCAGGTCATATGTTGAGAAATGTCATAGAATTGTAAAAAGACAAAGAGAATAGAAAAAAAGATTTCAAAGTGCTTGCATATATGTTTCGTGATATTATCTTTGCTATATGAAAACGACACAAAATATGGAAAACTTGAAATCATTATTCGTAGAAGTAGTAAAAGCATCTTTATCTCAAAATGCTAAAAACAGCGCTAACATAGTATCAAACACTATTAAGCACTTTGCACAATTAAAAGGATTTAATACAATTTCATTAGAGCAATGGTATTGTATATGTTCATCTAACGGAGTTAAATTTTCTATCTAAAAAAAAATGGGGGTGTAAAAGCCCCCACTATTTACAAGACTATGGCACTAGACATCATATACCCAATCATTCTCGCACCTGCTACGTTTGTAGTAATGTACGCGAGTCACTTATTGACAAAGAAGTCGAAGAAAGAAATCAAAGAAGCGACTCCTTATCAATTCGAGAAAGACAGATTTATTGAAGGTTACAATGAAGCAATTCAATATCAACGTCAACAACTCTACAAAATGTATAAAGGCAAATCAAGATGAATACAAGAATCGTACAAGCAACCGTAAATGGCGTGAGCGAATATCGCGTCTACTACAATCAATCAATCATAGGTCGTTTTGAGAAGAACGTCTACGCTCAACAATTTGCAAACAGGTTGAATGGCATAGGCTATGTTCTCGTCAACGAAGACAAAGATATCTTGTGTGTCTTTGATAGCGAACCTACAATTGAAGAAATTCAACATCAACTAGAAGAAAGTTACTCGATGGACTTGCAAGTTCACGCGATGCTTCCAATGTCTTCGACTGGTCATTACGAAGTACACGGAGACAACTTTTCAGAAATCGTCGAAATCTTTAAAACTAGAATACTATGACAAACTTTCAACTTGTAGTATGGCTTGGATTTATCGCAATGTCATTCACTTTAGGATTTTATGTAGGAAAGTATGACGAACAGGAGTGAACAATTTGACGTTATGTATATGGACATAGCGCACGTAGTCTCTAAACTATCTAGGTGCAATCGCGCAAAAGTAGGCGCAGTCATCGTCAAAGATAGAAATATACTCTCTTATGGGTACAATGGTACACCCAGCGGATTTTGTAACGAATGCGAAGAGAACGATGTGACAAAAGACGAAGTCATTCACGCGGAAATGAATGCAATCTTAAAAGCGGGTTTAAACACTCAAGGTGCAACGATGTACGTCACGATGTCACCTTGTATGCAATGCTCTAAGATAATCAAACAGAGTGGCTTAAAATGCGTCATATTCGACAAACTATATCGAGATACGCAAGGACTTGACAAACTAAAAATAAATTACAGACAGTTGTAACAATAAATAAAAAACGCTACTTTTGTGTAGTATTAGAGTTGTGTACGAGACAACTAACAAAGACCTTTGCCCTTGGCATCTCATCAACTCGTACTTGATGATTTGTTCAAGGGCTTTTTTTATGCAAAAAAATGAACACAAAAGAAATTTGGAAAGCAGTTGCTGATAGCAATGGTGAGTACCAAGTGTCCACTTATGGTCGAGTTAAAAGTTTTAAGCACGGCAAGGAGCGTATTCTAAAACCCGGATTACAAGCAGGTAATTACTTATTTGTAATTTTATCTATGAAAGGTAAAAAAAGAAAAATATTGCTTCATCAATTAGTTGCGTTATCATATATAGAAAATACTTACAATAAGCCACAAGTAAATCATATAGATGGTACAAAGACAAATAATCATATCGGCAATCTTGAATGGGTAACCGCTAAAGAGAATATTCAACACGCTTGGGAAAATGGACTATGTGAATCGACGAGAAAAGCAGTTATTAAAAGTCGCTCTAAAGCAGTTATAGACATTATAACAAACAAAAAATATGACTCATTAAAAGACGCGTGTTTATATATTAATGAGCCTTATATGCGTCACGCAATGAGAATATTTCAAAAGTCAAAGAATCAAAGATTTTTTTATTTATGAGTGGATGGATTAAAATACACAGGTCAATCAAAGACCATTGGTTGTATCAAGAAGACCGTGTCTATAGCAGATTTGAAGCGTGGAATGATATATTGCTTTCTGTGAATTACGCTGACTCTAAACAAATAATAAAGGGTAAAGTGTATATCATAAGAAGGGGTGAAAGTATATTCTCATTAGACACATGGGCAAAACGGTGGAAATGGGACAAAACCAAAGTAAGGAGGTTTCTAAATTTGTTGCAAAATGATTCAATGATTGTATTGACAAGTGACAACATAACGACACACCTAACTGTTTGTAATTATGCAAGTTACCAAGACGAGCGAAACGCAAGTGAAACGCAAGTGAAACGCAAACGAAACACAAACGAAATTCAAACGACACCAATTAAAGAAGAAGAAGAAAGACAAGAAGAAAAAGAAAAAAAAGATAATAGGTTTAAGAAACCTACAATAGAAGAGATTGGTTTGTATATGGAAGAACAAGGAATGAATAATATCGCAGAACGTTTCTACAATCACTACGAAGCAAAGGGTTGGATGATTGGAAAAAACCCTGTTAAGAATTGGAAGGCTTGCGTCATTACTTGGAAGGATGGGAATTTAAAAACAACCACAACAATCAACAGACCAAAACTTGCTACATTTACAGAAGAAGAAAAAGAACTATTTAAAATATGAATACAGAACAAAGCATAGTATCGAACTTATTATTCTACGAAGAGAGTAGACACATTTTGCCAAAGATTAACAAGAATTGGTTCAAAGATTCTTTGTTAAATAAATTGATTGACGTGATGACAACGTTGTACTATGAGAACAAACCAATAGATATGGTGAGTTTGATGAAGTATTTCTCACAGCAGGATATACTATTTATCGTACAACTACAACAGAACGCAACAGGTATGTCTAGTGTCTCTTATCATTTGCAACAATTAGAATACGCATATGTCAAAGAGAATCTAGTTCAAAGAATTACCTCCTTGAATTTGACTCAAGAGTTAAAAGAGATGGTCGTTGATTTGCAAAAGATAATCGACGAGACTACTTTCTCAAGTCATAAAGAGCCGTCAAGTATTGTCAAGGTGACAAACAAAGTAGTAGATGAGATAGTTGAGAACATTGAAAAAGGAAACGCTTTGACAGGTAAACAAACTGGATGGCGTTCGCTAGATAAATACATAGGCGGTTACAATGAAGGAGATTTGATTGTACTTGCAGGTCGTCCGGGAATGGGGAAGACTGCTATCGCCTTAACGCTCACAAAAGACTTTGCAAAGTATAATGGTAAAGCGTTATTCTTATCTCTTGAGATGAGCAACGAGCAACTAGCAAAGCGATACATTTCTTTGATTGGAGACATTCCAAACTACAAGATAAGAAATGGGTCAATGCAAAAAAGCGATATGTACCAAATCATAGACATTGCTAACAATCAACAAATCAACTTTTACATTGATGACGACGCAGATACAACCATAAGTCAAATAAAAGCAAAAGTAAAATTACACAAATCGCGTCACGGTCTAGAACTACTTGTCATTGATTACATTCAATTAGTAAAGGGTACAAAAGCAAATCGAGAACAAGAGATAGCAGAAATCTCACGAGGTCTCAAATTGCTGGCTAAAGAGTTAAAAATCACCGTCATTATATTGGCTCAGTTATCTCGTAAGAGCGAAGAGAGAGCAGACAAGAGACCTATGTTGAGTGACTTGAGAGAGAGTGGTGCAATAGAACAAGATGCGGATATTGTGATGTTCCCTTTTAGACCTGCCTACTACGACCAAGACAAACCACAGATAGAAGACGCTGAGTTAATTATCGCAAAAAACAGAAACGGAGAATGTGTGACTATACCTACACTTTTTGAAGGGCAATACACATCATACAAAGAAAGAATATGAATCAAATAAAAGAAATCAGAAGAGCCTACATTCTTGCTAGAGCGTTGAGTATACAATACCAATACATTCGCGAGATGGTAAACAACGACTTAAAGAAGACAATTAACGAAGCCAAAGCAAAGAACTCACACTTCGTCAAAATGATTGACTCAAAGTTTGACCAAAAGAATCGTCAAAATCAAAGCGAGTTTGATGAAGAACTAGCATTCCAACTATTAGAACAAATCGAAAAACTATGACACACTATCAAGAACTTCACATCTTAAAACAGGAAGTAAAGAGACAAAGACTTATGATAATTGAACAAAAGAACAATTACGAGAGAATCATTCAAGGGCTACGCCGTGAGATATTGAAACCGAAAATCGATATTAATAAGAACAATGCAAAATGGGAAGATGCGATGAGATGTGTTTGTCAAGTATACGACATCACCCCAGACGATATCTACTCACACATTCGCAAACAACACATCTTGTATGGTCGTCACACTTTTAATTACATTTGCAGAAAGACGCTAGGTATGTCACTAGATTCAATTGGTAGAATAATCAATCGAGACCATTCGACAATCATTCATAGCGTACGACAATCTCAAGACCTCATCGAATATGACAGAAACTTTGCCAAAACCTATCAACAAACTCTCGAACTATTGGATTCTTATTGCAACTAAGAATCTATCGTCATCAATGCATATCTTAAAAGAAGAGAGCGATGTGTTGCGTACGAAGAAGAGATATGAAAAAGACGGGTATTTTGTAAGCATTGAGA